TTGCGATCGGCTCGATGGAGTCAAGCCGAACTCACGCTCTAGTTGTAGCAGGTCTTTGCGAGCAGCCTTCTCATCGACCGCCCACGGTGCTGGCTGTGCCCACTTGATGCGGAGCCTGCCGTCTGTGCGATTAGGGTCAACCTCGTAGTGCATGATCTCGCGACCGAGTTGCCTGCACTTCTCGCGTGACTGCATCCAATGTGACCAGACAACGCAGTACCGGGCCAAAGTCTCGCGATCAGCGACGGTCATCACCTGCATATCGTAGAGGACTCGCACCGCCTCTTCCCACTTGCGAACTGCCAACTCGTCATTCGCGATGTGTTCCGGCGGCGAGAAGTCATCAAGAGCATCGGGCTGCGGCTCGTTCTCATTCAGAGGACGCTTGCCGGGGTTGCCGAAGATTTCCTTGAATCTCGTTGGCATCGGTCGTGGGCCGGGTTTGGTCATTTCAACATAGCCATTGAGTGATAACTGCTTCTGCGACGGCTTTGGTCATAAATGGTGGAACACTCATGCCTATCATATACTTGCCAATTTTTTCTGTTTTTGCAACATAATCATCAGGGAAAGAGCCAAGCCGCTTCTGCTCCCTAAACGTCAGTCGGCGACACTGGCTCCAATGCCTTGCTGCATCAGATGCAGTCAGCGTGCACGATGGCATTGCACCATTTAACCTGCATATAGTAAAGCCAGATAGTCTATTTTCTGTCCGCTGCACAAAGTCTGCATACGACTTCCCTGGCTTCGTTCTGTGCCAACATCGTAAGTCAAAATCCGAAGGCTTTGTTTGCTGTCGCTCCAAAAGCGTTAAATCGCCAAGGTCTGCGCACGCCTCCCCCACTGAAACCCATCTGTGCGCCGGCTTAAATTTCAGTTTCTTTTCGCTGACATCTTTGCGAACAGCGCAAAAAAAGACACGCTCCCTCCGTTGCGGCACTCCACAGTCAGCAGCATTTACAAGAAACAATTGCGGCCTATACCCAAGTTCACAAAACTTTTGCATCACAAGTTTTGTGTAGCCTTTAGCGTTCCCTAAAATCATCCCTTTGACGTTTTCAGCAATTGCAACCCGCGGTTTCAATCGTCCCACAAGATCAAGATAATCAAAAAACAAGTCAGAAAGAACCTGCTCTGCTTGGCCTTCTCTGAAATGCTTTTTCTTGCCCCAAGCCTTCTCCCTATTTCCAGCCATGCTAAAAGTCGAGCAAGGTGGCGAGCCATCTAGTATATCAATGCCAAACAACTCTTCTGGTAAATCCATCCTGAGCAAGTCACGGATAGGGCAAAGAAAATAATGCTTCGGGCTAAGATTTTGCTTGTAATGCCATGCCATTTCAGGGTCAATGTCATTTGCTGCAATCACATCGCAGCCAGCCAGTTTGTAGCCAAGCGATGAGCCGCCACCGCACGCAAACGTCGACATCACGCGCAATCCGTTTTTTGGCAAGTCCAACAAGCAACTCATGCTCCACGAACATTGAGGCCTGCTAAGCATTAAACTCAAGTCCACACTCCTTGCACCGATGAGTCATGCAAAACGCATCAATGTCTATTTCCTTTGTTTTTGAAGACCCTGCTTCATTATTCTCTTGATATAACCCTGCATTGTCCGCAAGTTCTCTGCACAACGCGTCTATTAACTCGCCTCGTTTTTCATCATCTCTCAACAAATCATCAAGTTTTACTCGGTCAAAATCCGCCATTTGCGTTAACGGGTCAAGCGTCGCCAACAACTTGTCTGCTTCATGTTCAGTTACATCTAAAATAAGCACTGGCACAGTTTGCTCGCCCATCAAATCCGCTCGCAAATGACCATCAATCAACTCCAAAACTCCGCTTTCTGTTTTTCTTGCAATCAAAGCATCAGCAAAACCCACATCTTCCAAAAACTCTTTAAGCGTCTCTCGTTGTCGATCAGAATGCGTTCTCCAATTCTTGGAGTTCGCTACTAGCTCTCTCACTGGAACTTGCCGAAGTTCAATGACTCTATTTCGTATTTTCACTTTTTATCTCCTCAGCCTCCCCGCCGCATCGCGGACACGCAAAAACCTTATGTCCATCTTTGTCATTTCCCAAATCTTCAACGTCATGTTCATCATCACTTTGATACAACCCGGCATCAGCCGCTAAATCGTCTAACATTGCCGCCAGCGGCTCGCTCCCTGTATGAACACTGCGTAGCAACTCATCAAGCCTTTGCTCGTCTGTGCCAGCCATCCCAGATAGCGGGTCAAACAAAAGCAAAATCTTGTCTGCCTCGGCTTCGTCAACGTCGAGGATCAGGACCGGCACAACTTCCTCACCGATCGTCTCGGCTCGCAGATGCCCGTCGATGAGCATGAGAGTGCCGTCGTCGAGTTCGCGGGCGAGGCAGGCGTCTGCCATACCGACTTCGGCGAGGATGCCGCGTAGGGCATCTTGTTGGGCCTTGGGATGCGTTCGCCAGTTCTTCGGATTCGGGCGAAGGTCACAGGCTGGAACGTGCCGCAGTTCCTTGATCCGATTGCGAATCTGCATCGCGGTTCTCTCTCAGCGTTTTGCGAGCATGGCAGGCAGCACAAAGACACTGCCCGTTGTCCAAGTCATATCTTGCCCCACCTTCGGCGATTGGCAAGATGTGGTCGGCGTGTGCGTCCCGCTTCCCGCTGCATACCTTCTTGCAATCCTGACACTGGTAAGCATCGCGGACTAGCACCGCCATCCGCCACTGCTTGTGAGCGTTGCTGCAATACCCTCGCTGGTGAGCGTTGGGCCGCTCCTCTGGCTTCTTGATGCCGCGAAGGCGAGGCGGCTTAAATGAGCCGATACGAAAAGGCATCAGTCACCCTGCCACATGAGGAGCGTGTAAGTCGAAGTGCCAGACAGCGAGGTGATCTTCACGTTCTTGTCACCTGCCCCGATGCAGCAGGTTGCCGCAACCCGACCACCGACTGCCTTCAGGATGACAGCCCCAGTGCCAAAGCGAGCAGTGACGCCGGGATTGCCGGTGACCAGAATGCGGTCAACGTCGTCGAGCGAGACTTCCTCGCCTGCCGCGTTGCGGAAGCCCGTGTCGCTCGGGTCAATCGTTACACCACCAGAGTCGTCGGTTGTACCAGTGACGACGATAACGTTACCGCCGGTGAGTGTTTCGGCTGATTCTAGATGCGACTTCTTAAACGAAGTAATGGCTCCTGACTCATAGGAATCAAGGAACGAGCCGCTGATGTTGACTGTGGCTGAGATTGCCATCACGCCTCTTTCAGCATCACGACTGTGTACGAAGCCGTATATGGTTCAGGTGCAGGGAAGCCGAAGCCAACAATCGTCTTCACTTCCATAGGCCCCGGTGACAACGGCAGTGTGCCAAGCGGCAGCGACGTAATAGCAACGTCATTGTTCCTTGAGGTCAGCCGCAAGTTAATAACATTGTCCCAGTCAAGTTGTGCTGACGGCGATGCGGCGAACGCGATGCGAGTGGAAGAAGGGTAAGAGTCCCACGAAACAAGTTCGCCATCCGCGCCGCGAAACTCAGAGAAGTCCACGCTTACCGCAGTCGTGCCGCATGTCCCGCTGGCAACTGCGACAACCGCAGAAGACAGATTGTCTGACGAACTCAGGACGACCTTCTTCTCGGAGTCAACGCCGTCTGTCGTGTAAGTGTCAAGCGCAGAGAGGTTGACGTTGATCGTGCCGCTGACTGCCATGACTTCCTCAAGACTTGTACATCACCACACCGCTGACGCCGGTGCTGTGCGTGTCGCCGCTGACGAGTTTCGCCCACGGCAGAGCGAACGCTGCATCAGGAAACGCATACAGGCTACCAACTGACGTTGATGGTTGCAGCGTGATGTCGGCAGGACTGCCGACGCTATCACGAAGGCGACGAAACTCGCCGTCCTCAGTGTCGCTGCCATAGACCTGCACGCTCACCGCACTCGTTGACATCGTGCCGAACGACACGACGGCTCCTGCCATGTCGTCAAGGCGAATCGTCGTCGCTGACGAAGACGATGTACTCAGGGTGATCGGCACTGACTTCAGGCGACGCTTAATCTTTGTCTCTGCCATGATTGCTCCTTCGGCACGGATCAGGTCCGCTACGCGGCCACAACTTCTTCTACCATCCCCTGTGTCACCTCATCCAGCCACTCGCG